GAATTCTTTATTTTTGCTGCTGCTTTGGCTTGTTGTTTAGCAGTTTTTGCTGCATCGCCTACAGTTGTATTTGCGGAATCAACTTTAATACTTTGTGCCGCCACAGCCTGGGACTGTTTAGTGACTGTATCTTGTGCAGTTTGTAAAGTATCTGAATGTTTACCAATTGCTGCTGCCGCTGCAGGAAGTGCTTGACCCATCTGTGTAAATGTCCCTGCATTTTTTGTTAAAGTGTTTGCTGCTTGTTGAGCATTGTTGGATGCCTGACCAATAACTGAAGATGTTGAATTTAATGTTTCTTTTGCAGACTGTAATTTAGTAATTTGTTCAGCAATAACTGGATTATTTTGTGTTGCATTAATATTTGTTAAATTTGATATTGCATTATCAATACCTGTAGAGTGTGTATCTAAATTTGCTTTTGTTGCTGATAATGTTGTTGCATGGTCTGCCATTTGATTGCCCGCATCTAATATTGTTGATGCATTACTGACCATTCCGTTTCCTGCATTTGTGACATTTGTTTGAAATCCTGAGAATACAGAAGACGCATTACCAAGTCCTTGTCCAGAACTACTTAAAATTGATGATGCTTGTGTTAAATTCCCTGCAGGAATAGAAATATTTCCGGACATTCCAGTTAATGTATTTGACATGTTATCCATAGATGTTGACAGGGAACCTGTATATGTTGATAAACTAGAAGTATCCATAGATGTTTTTGCTAAATTCATTACCCCTGGTGATAAATTTGTCTGATCAATATTTAAATTTTGAATAGGATTATTATTTAATGATGTGGTCAAATTAGTAATAGCGTTTGGTCCGGTCAAGTCGCCAATACCTGAGAAATTGCTGGATATATTTGACATTCCGTTAAGATTTAATGATTGGGTATTCAATAATGAACTAGCATTACCTAATATATTACTTTGGTTGCCTAAAGTTGATGTTATGCCTGATAATCCATCTATATTGAGATTTGATGTAGCATTTGTTAATGTTGATGACAATCCCTGCAAATTCCCCAATCCGCTAGTTATATTTGTTGTCACACCTCCAAGCATTCCCTGAACACCTGATAAGTCGCCCATAGAACCTGTTAAACCCTGAGCAATTCCACCTAAATTTCCTATTTCGCCCGATAATCCTGGAATACTTCCGAGTCCTGGTATTCCGCTAAGATTTCCTGCAACATCGTTTAATGTACTACTTACCAACGGAATTTGAACTCCTGCTGCCTCAAGCCCCTGATTGACTAATTCTGCTACTGGTAGTGCTGCAGCGATTTCGGGGCAGGCCGCTTCTACTGCCTGTAATCCCATTGATTCTACTGCAGGTAATGCAGCTTGTGCTTCGGCAACTACCGCCCCAACTGTATTTTGAACTTCAGATACCGCAGCTTGTGCTTCAGCCATTGCTCCAGAAACTTCGCTCATTGCCCCACCAGCATCAGCAAGTGGTCCTGCCATACTTGCCATATCTGGAACTAGACCACCTGCGACAGAAGTTGCGCTAGAATTTACCAGAACCAAAGCTCCGGAAACTGACATTGTTGCTGATGCAGATAATGTTCCTGTTGATCCTGCAGTTAATTTTAATGCTTTGCCTGAAGAGAATGTACCATTCATTGTGGCATTCAAGGAAATATTTTTATCTGATATTCCTGATATATCGCCTCCTTCAGCGTGTATTCTTATTGGTCCTTTTACAGTATGAAGATTCATTGAATTTCCTGCTTCAATATTAACATCTTTGTCGCCTCTGATATTGATATCGCCTTGACCTCTTATGCTTACGCTTTTTGATGAGTAAACATCTATCCCCGCATCAGAAATTTCAATCCATGAGTTTCCTTTTTTTGAATTTATATATACTAAACCATGTGTATCGTTTATTAATATTTGTGTTCCGCCTTTTGTTCTGAAGCGAATATACTCATTATTGTTATCATCAGAAATATAGTTTTGATGACCGTGAGGACTTAAAAACCCGTAAACTTTATATGGCGTTCCATCATCTGGTCCATGTCTTGCAGATGCATCACTTGGTCCTCTGATGGTATCGCTATATAGTCCTTCTATTGATAGTCCATTATGAAGATCATCGAATCTTGGGCGAATTGGATCTGGCGTTGTTGATGGATCTGCATCTGCTGTTAATTTATTTGCTGATCCGGTTGGTCCCCATTTATTATACTCTAATACTGGTGGATTTTGTGGTATATCAGGATCTGACTGGAATGATGGGTCAGATGCTATACCAGGTATCATGTGGTTCATGTATTCCTGGTAAAAACAGCCCATTAAAACCCCCCTACCCGGGTCGCCATTTATAAACATTACCATAACTTCGTTATTGATATCTGGAACAATCCCCCACCAACCATATGATTGCTGTGTAAAATCTGAAGTTGTTTTCCCTTTGAATGATGCCCCACCGTCATTAATTGGCGTTGCCCCGGCAAATGGTGACATATATCTCACTGTAAACCATTTTGATGAATCAGTTGGATCGCCAGACAGTTCTGGAATCCAAACCTGAATGTTTCCTAATTTTCTAGTATCTTTATTATTTTTTACGAATGCTAGATATGCTTTTTCAAAAGAAGCATTGGTTGGTGATGATTTTCCTGAGTATCCTGCAGGAACTTTATATGAACGTCCAGTAATATTACTCATTATATAACCTTTGCATCGATAAGGGCTGGTGATCTATTTCCTTTTAAATGTTGTGTGAATTTTCCGCCTGAAAATGTATTAACGCATTCTGTAATGCCATATATACCATTAAATAAATTTGTTGCTTTATCATCAAATAGAGGATTATTATTTTCATCTAATCCTGATGGTAATCTGAAGACGACAACTATACAATGATCACCGTTATAATAAACGCAGTGATTTACTGAAGTTGGATCCGCTTGTGATACAATAACATCCATATCAGTATTTCCTAGCCAGTATGGATCGCCTTTTATTTCTAGTTCTATAAATTGCATTTCTTTTGTTTTTGCACCGAATGTTTGATCGAGTACTGAAGAAAGTGCGCTTTTTCCGATATCGGCCCCACCCGAATTTCCTGGAGCGATTTGTGCTGTTAATTCTTGCGGATTGTATAAAATTGATATGGGAATACTTTCTGAGGTATTTTGTTTTAAATTTTTAATGTCTTCAGCATATTTTGTATATCTACCACCAGCAACAACAGATAATTGTGATTTGGTGGCGGTGTTAGCCGCTTCGACTAGGGTTTTGTTTGCATTTTGTAATTCGGTCAATGCCCATGCATTTTCGCCTGTTAATGCTATTTGCGAATCTTTGTATTTAACTGACAATTCCTGAGCTTTTGCTATAGCATTTTGTAATGATGGATCATTTAGTGCGGTTGTATTGACTTTGGCCTGTAAAAATTGTAGAGTATTATCTATTGCTGTTAGCTGATAATTTGCTGTTGTAGTTACATCGATTTTGTCATCTTTAACAACTTGACCTGTCTGAATTTGTGTAGTCCTCGTGACTAATGACTGTGTTCCGAAGGTTTGAACCAATGACACAAAATTTAAATTGAATTTGATGTCATAATTTAAAATATTATTATTTAATCCGGTATAGATATAATCATATTTCTTTCTAAGAAGACCATATTGAACGATTTGATCTAATGTTGTTTCTTTATTTTTTATTTTGTATTGTAAATCAGCGTCAGATGTAATTGTATTAACACTTTTGTATGGCATTATTTTATAAGTAACCGTGCATAGATAATCACCGAGAGTGAAATCATACTCGCCATATTTGTATTCTGGAATAATTTGCCATATCATAGTAAGTGCTGTTTTTTGTTCATCTGGCGTTTTTAAACCATCGCCATTAAGTTGTCCTATATATTCATTTGAAAATGATGAGTTTACAATTGCAGCATTTATAAATTCTGTAATTGTTATACCTTTACCTGTCTGAAGTTTATCGTCTTTGAATTGATTTTTGTCTGAAGCTGCCTGAAAAATTGATTCAGATATTTTTGGAAACTGGCAGTCTATTGCATATTTGAATTTTTGTCTTCCTACATATTGTCTCAGTATAGAATCATTTAATGCGTTAGTAAATTCTGCAAAAACTCCATCAGGGCCTCCTAATTTGCCAATTGCTGACTGGATTGTTGGCATAGGAATTCTATAACATATTGTTTCAAATGATTTTTCATTCAAAGGAATTGCTTCTATTACATAATTGGATCCTGATTCGCTTAATTTAACATCTACTGTGTTTAATGTTATTCTATACAATAAAAATTTATATTTTGATCTTGGGGAATCGTCTATGTTACCGAATCCTATGTTTGTTTGTGGTACACCATTTGAATCATATCCATTGAAATGTAATTCCAAATAGTAGCAGCTTTTTGAATAATTTGCCACTTGTAAAACCTGGCAAGAGTTTTTAAATGCTTCCAACAGACTAGAACCAAATGGTTCTGTAATATGTATCTGTATTTGTGTACCAAATGAATTAAGTCTTCTAAAATCTTGGCCTACTTTATTGGTTATGTGAACTTCGGTGATATTATAGAGTGTGCTTCCTGTTTCTGCAATGACGACATTTTTTGCTGTTTTATATGTATCGTAATTCTGTGGAAATGGTTCTGCGCAAGCAACTAATCTAAAATAATACGCTGGTGATTGATAATTGTCTAAATCGTTTGGTAAATAATTAATTTTTGATAAATCTACATGTTGTTTATCGTTACCATCATTTTTAATTATTGATTTATCCGGATTTGTTGTTGTTACGATGGTCGGTTTATCTGTTCCGTTGGCCAGTGCGCCACTGTTATCAACTTCGTTTTTTGCTCTATATGTATTTGGACTTACTTGATAATTTTTTAATACTTCTTCTGGATGAGCTTTGGCGTAGTCTTGTGCTGCTTTTGTTTCTGCTGATACTTTTGTGTTTGTTGCCGCAATTGCTGCTTTTTGTTGTTCAATGTTTGCGAACATTTTTGTGCGAGCGGCCTGTTGTTCAGGTGTATAATAGGTAGTAGAACCTGAATTTACACTACTGTCGCTTGGTAATCCATTAATATTAACTGATGTCGCATCTACCATTTTATGCCTTTTATAATGATTGTAAACGTGTTAAAGTTGGAACCCATATCCATAATCCTGTAACATGATCAAAAATTTTATCTCTTATTACATCAATATTTCTTGCCATAAATACCCAATCGTATTCGGTAGTATTGTAAAAATCGTAACTCATTAAATCAGGACGATTGTTATATTTTTGATTAATTTGAATATAAGAATCTGTACTATCTGGAAGAACGCTTATTCTTACAAAATTTCCTAGATACCAGCTTGTTTGTGGTGTTTGACTATATGGGGAATTTGAATTATATATAACTTTACTCATTACATAAATCCTCCTTTTCTTCCTGATTTGTTATTAATGCTCGATCCTGTTAATAAACTACCACTCATATATTGGTCCCAGTTAAAATCTTTCATTCTTTGTGGTGTATTTTGTATTCTGACCGTTACTTTAATATTTTGTATTATTGGAACCCATGCTATTATATTTTTTGATGTTATATTTCTGCCAGTGACTTTCCCTGCAGCACCATTTGTGTTTGATCCATTTAAACCATCAGTTGCTCCATTTGGGGATGCTGCACCACTGTTCATATCCCAGTATACAGGAACATAATCTATATTTTTATTATATTCAAAATCAACACTTTCGAGTATTATAGGTAAATCGTTAAACATCATCGGACCATATCCGCTTAATAATAAAGGCGGTGGTGGAAATCCCTGATATGGATCATTTGCTGATGATCCAAAATGCATTTTTGTACATGATCTTAAAAAATGCATACATGCGAACATATATAGAGATTCTCGATAGTTACTTGCTGTAAATTGACCAGAAATAGATAATTGAATTGATGGTGTATTTTTATAGACATAAAAATCTTGATTTGTGTGAACTGTTGAAATATTTTCATAATTTGCGGAATGTGTTAAACCGCTTATGTCTGGCGTATATGGAAATATTACTCCGTTTGTTTCACTGATAATTTTCATCAAATTGTTTGATGAAATAGTATTTGCGTTTGATGTTGGTTTTTTTGCACCATTCATGGCATCAATCGTTGCATTGATACCTGCCATATCGTGTGTAGGTGGTGCAGGAATAGGAGCTTTAGTTCCGCCATAAATTTGTGGTGCCACAGATGGAAACGGTCTTATTCTTATTCTCTGATCTACTGTATCACCCATACTTCCTGGCGTTGAATAAATTGCTGACCCTCTACCGGAATTTTGTATGTTATTCGTGTTCGATGCGCCGTTCGATCTTTTATTTTGTTGATTTTGTAAATTACTGCCATTCATAAGTTTAGCGTATTGCGACTGCTGTCTTAGATATGGTGATGCTGGATTATTGGATGCTGGTGTTATTCCTGTTGCTGCCTGTAGTTGATTTAGACTCCATGTACTTATTGGTCCTGGAATACCGTGGGCGGCAGCAGCAGCGACCATTGCATTGGTTGCAGCATCTGTAGCTGATTGATAAGCATTTGCTGTGTTTAATATATTTTGATCACCTGGTATGGATTCGTTTCCACTACCCCCGAAAACACTATCAAATAGTCCCATTTATCTCCTTAACTATATCAAATATTTCTTTAGCTAGTTCTTTGCAAGGAAATACTTTATAAAATTCATCAAAATCATCATTCAAAATTAATTTTCTTATTTTTGTTCCACTAATACTTTCTACACCATCATTTAAGTCTTCATTTCTATATATAGAAATTATATTTGCCCCAACAAAAAAATTTTTATATCTATCTGTTCTATCGCTACCGGTAATAACAGTATCTAGTTTATAATCCAAAATATATAATATATCTTCAATTTCATTAATATTGTTTATTAATTCAAAACGAATATTTTTATACATATGTCTCATAATCTTCAATCGTAATTCGCCAGTTAAAGGATTTTTACTTTTATCTTTACTGCTTAATAATCCTTCAACAATAAAAACTATAGGAACTCCTTTTATATTATTGGATATTTCTTCTACTTTTTTTATAATTTTATCATGTCCTAATGTTAATGGTTGAAATCTTCCAATTGTTATTACTGCGTTATTCATTTTATCCTCAACTATTTATATTATTTATTAAGACCATATATAATAATAAGTGTGTTAATTTGACAATATACAATTTTTGATTGTATAATGTCTAATTGCTTGATTCATATGGACGAATCCATAATACAACAAAGTGAATCAAAAAACAATAAATAGCAATTTTGAGGAGTAGTCAATGACAGCACATGGAAAAGTATTTTATCTTAATAATAAATCGCTTATTGAGGAAATACATAGAAGCAAAATATCATATTCGTCTTATTTAAGTCCTGAATATGCAGCGTTTGATGCAGTAGTAAAAAATAAAAAATTTATAACGGAACAATTCATAACAAAAACAAGAGAAAAAAAAGCAAAAGAAATATACCAAGGAAAAATGGCTGAATTAAAGGCAACAGGATTAAAGACTCAACAAATAAAAATAGACCAAATTGACCCATTATCAATACCAGTAGAAACATTAGTATTTAGAGTAATGGAATTTGATCACATACCTCTATTGGCTCCCGAAGAATTAAAAAATATTAAATCAGAAAAAGATAAACACATTAAAGTAAACTTCCCACCATATGCTCATTATATAATCAAAGATAATCAATTCATTCAAGTAGGCAGATCACATTGGAAAGGTGATTTTAACGCAGGTGAATTTAATCAAGATCATGGAAAAACAACTCACAAATTGGCATTAATGTATCTAAGTCTAGTTGATCGTTATGGTCAAAAAGGGAACTGGAGAG